GCTCCTTCTAGTTTAATATCACATTCAAAAAGCTCAGATTTGTCTGTAAATAATTTATACATGAATTGATTTTGTTATAAATATAAAATAAATACTAAAACTTAATATTTTCTGTCATTATTTCTATACCTAATACTTTTTCTGCTAATAGTTTTATGTCAGAAACTTTAATTTTATAGTCTTGGATTTCTTTTTCTTCTTTAATAGTTTTACCTTGAACCTTACAAATTAACTTAACAAGACGTTTTTTCTTCTCTTCGTCTTGCATCCATGGCATGTCATCTTCTATAACACCAGCTCCCCCCTGTTGTATTGCTTCTACAACTAATTGAACTAAGAATACTTCATTCCATGTAAATTCTAGCCTTCCTGTTTCAGTTTGGTAGTTTGAATCTCCTTTGGCATCATTCCATTTGAAATTTGCATCTTCCCATTTTATGGGTGTTTTAATATTTGCCATTTATTATACTGCGCTACCTGTTATAGATAAGTGACCTGAATTATTTACTATAAATCTAAATTTATTTCCGTTAGGTGCTGTTAATATAATACCATTATCAAATGATCCTGTTTCTCCTGTTATATTACCACTTGCACTTATATTTCCCGAGGCTGTTATATGGTTTGGTACTTGTAAACCACCATTTACTATCTGTAAGTTATCACCTGCAACATTATGTGTTAGAAAAACTGGGGGAGTAATACCATCTCCACCAAGATGAAATTGTGGTGCTATAATATTTCCACTTGAACTTATATTACCTGAGGCTGTTATAGGTGCCTTTACTTCAAATTCATTTATATTAGTAAATTCAACTTTTTGTTGTTCTATTCTAAATCTTGTACCACCATCTGAATTAAAATCTACCCTACCACTCGCTCCACCAAAACTAATTTTAGTATCTGAATCACCTATAGCCTTTATTTCGGAAAGATTTACGGCACCCCCAAATGTATGATTACCTGAAAGTGAACTCGCACTTATATTACCTGAGGCTGTTATATTACCGTTTAATTGGAGGGCATTTAAAGTTGAGCCAATTGATAAAGCATTAGGAGTTACAGATTCATCTACAGACATACCAGGAACATTTGGTCCTACTCTAAAAGCATTTGCACGTATAGTTTCACTTGAACTTATATTACCTGAGGCTGTTATATTGCCTGATGTATTTATATTTGTTAATGTACCTACTGTTGTTATATTTAGTTGGGATGGAGTGCTTATAGTACCAACAAAACCATTTGAAGATCTTAGTTCACTTCCTATAATATTTCCACTTGCACTTATATTGCCTACAACTTCCAATTTTTCAGCAGGATTAGTTGTTCCTATACCAATATTACCTCCTTTATAATATATTTTTCCTGAACTTCCTGAAGCCCAAAAAGTATCGGTAGATTGACCATAAATAGCTCCTGCTATTGTAAGAGCGGTTGTAGTTATACCACTTGCTGTTATAATTCCAGCTGCCTTTATATTAGAAGCTGTTATGTCTCCGGTTACATTAAGATCATCTACAAATGAAATTCCATTTACATCCCCACCAGTTGATTGAAAATTATCTGCTATTATAGTTCCTGAAGCACTTATATTAGAGGCTGTTATATTTGCAGCTGTTACGTCACCATCTATTGTTAATAATGAATTACTAACAGTATCTGTACCTATTGCTACTTTATTATTTCCTGCGTCTACAAAAAATGCATGTGTATCAGTATTAGACTCTACTCTAAAATCCATAGAAGATATCCCATCTTCATTAACAGTTACACCATTTGAAAATATTTGTAAGCCTTCAATTCCATTTGCTCTAAAATTCCAACCATCATCATTTTGTAATTCAATGTAAGTATTAGAAGGATTTTGTAAAGATGCTATTTTACTATTAAGATTTAATAAAATATCTCCATCGACAGTTAAATCATCTTCTATATGAGCATCATCACTTGAATATAAGTGAGATGCTGTTATTCTCCCACTTGCACTTATATTTCCAGAAGCTGTTATATGTGTTTCAGTTGAAATATATCCACTTGCACTAAAGTTAGTATTTATTATTTGAGGATTTACTTCAGTATCATTTAAACTTACATATGAATCTATTAAGTCTTGATATTGATTTTGTGTAGGTATATCACCTGTTTCAAAATATCCTTTTAATGTATTTCTTGATTTTTTTGCCATTTTATCCTATTTGGTTGTTTTCTCCTATTATCTGGTATCCTATTCCTGTTCCTATTTGCTGTATATTTTGTGCTCCTGTTGCTTCTCTAATTTCATCTCTTGTTTTTGGTTTATCAAAAGTACTTACTACAGAAGTATTAAAACTAATTGTAGATTTACTAAAGTGTTTTTTAGGCTGGGATGCCAATTGTGCACTCATAGCATCCGGTACTATATATCCCTGAAGATCTAAACCAAAACTAGTTTTAACATTTCTATTACTTCCTTGAGCTACTTCTACACTATTTGCAAAAGTATCAATTCTAGCCATAAATTTAAATCTTTCAGGATCACCCCAATAAGCATCAGAAGCATAATTTATAGCTTCAACTATTTTATTATTTTGAGCTACATAATCAGTCCATATAATAAAAGAGTATTTTAATCTAACATAATCAGGTATGATTACATTATGGAATTGTTTTTGTGGTATTCTACCTTGTAGAACAGAAAAATTATCATATTGGTTTCTTTGAGAATATTTAACTTGAAATGTTTGATAAAGTCTAGGATTATTAGCATCCATTTTATTACCTAAATCTCTTCTTTTTTCAATACTATCCCTCTTAAACATAATAAGGGGTGTTTGGATTTTACCTTCTTTATCTCTATAATACCCATCTCTTTGAACTGATTTCCATCTTTCAGGATTACCATATACTAAAGGTACAGCAATACGCTCATCATTTTTTATTATAGAAGGTTTTATAACATTATTAAAATAATAAGCTATAGCTTCATCATGATCTTGTATTCCTATAGATATATCTTTAATTTTATCATCATCTCTACGAGTAATAGCACCTCTATTTATGGGTTTTCTTTGTGGTGGTTTACTATCAGGAACTATTCCTTCAACAGGAAAGTCAGGCATAGCCGGATCTACAGATGCAGGTACTTCTACATTTTTAGATCTTAGATTTTCTCTTAATCTATCATTTAATCCTTGTGGTATAGGTCTATTAAATTCTGCCATTATCCAAGTAAATTAGCTGTGCCATCTGTTATTTTATTAGTAGATGGATACTTTCCACCTCTTAAAGGTATTAAATTTAATTTTTCTACTCGTGATAAATGGCCTGTTAATATAATAGAATGACTACTACCAAAACCAGAAGTGCCTGTTGAAATAGCATAATCAGGATCTTTACCTAAAATTAATTGGTTTTCAACTTTACTATCAATTTCGTAAAAATTATTTTTAAATAATAATATATCGCCTATTTCGGGTACTAAATTTATATTTTTTAATTCATCTTTTAAAAACCTAAAATCAAAGGTTTGAGCAACATCAGACCCAAAATCATCAGATGACCAGTTTTGGTCTTCTTTTTTCATTAAACACGCAATTCTTACGGGTTCATAAAACATTTTACCTTCAGATTCACCATAAACATTAGTTGTAGTTTTTTCAAGGACAAATTTATAATATCCTACCTCTGTCTGGATAATATCATTGATTATTTCCTTACTTACTGTATTAAAAAGTGATATGTCTCGTGATCCTCCAAATAATGCCATTACAATCTTTTTAAGGTTTCCTCTTTAAATTTTACTGATTTTACACCAGGTATTCTTAAGTCATTTTTAGACATGTCTGATGTTAACATATCTTCTCTAAATTTTGTTAAGTCTGTTTTAGGGTCTGTCCTTGTTACAAACTTCATTTTTACCCTAGTAAATTCTATATTTTCTCTTTGTGGGTAATCTTCAGGTGTAATATTGTTAACAATAGTTACTTTATGTAAACCTCTAATTTGGTCTAAAATACCCGTAATAGATACTTTTCTATCAGATAATATATCAGCTTCTACTGAGTAAGTATTTAATACTTCTGTTAATATGTTACTTAATTTTATCATTATCCTATATAAATATGGTACGGTATTTTATAATAAGTTTCTTGTGTTTGTTGTGCTTCTTGATTTTTTCTTTCATGTTGTTTTAGTCGTGTTGTTTCTTCTAATAATTTTTGTAACTCTTCTATTAAAGCAGTTTTTTCAGCTATGGCTTCACTTAATAATCTAGCAAAATCTAAAGTTGCTGATTCACCAGGTATTGGTATACTTTGATATTTACCTCTAACCCCACCTAACATTTCTTTAGCTAGGGCTAAAGCATATCTTCTAATCCACTGTCTACCAGGCTCATTTATATAAGCATAAGTAGGATTAGTATAGGGTACATTTGATATATCTGTTATTAAATTAGGTGCGTTGTTTTTTACTGGATTATTTGCTACTGATTTTAATTGATATTCAAAATGTAATGTATAATCTCTATTAGGTATAGGGAATAGTTTTAAATATCTATTATCTTCAATATTAAAATGATACCCAGATTTTCTAATAGTATCATTTAATTCAATTGCTTGTAATTTTTGAATATCAAAACTTAAAGGCATTAACATAAAATTCACACCTGGTGAATAATTACCAAACCCAAATGATTGCATTAATGACTGTATACCCGTACCAGTACCAGCATAAGGATCAAAATACCTATTAATAGCTGCTGGTCTATAATGCATTATCTTTTTTATATAAACTGCTTCAGATCCACTTATAGATGAAGACACATGAGATAAT